GTAACGTAACGGCTTACTTAACTGTATTGTTGGAAGCCGATAGCTATAATGCTGTTGCTTACTCTATACTTGTTCCCGGCGAAGGCATCCTTGCTGAAAATGGGATTTATGTGGGGTTGGATGCTAACCTAACTGCTACAGCTTTCTACGGGTGATATATGCAGCAGGAAAAAAGCTACGACTTAGCTGGTAAGAGCATTTTCATTGCTCTTCCAGCGTACGACTTCAAGGTATCCTTGAAGCTAGCTGTTTCTCTTGCTCGTTTCGCGCAACAGGCTGCGCAGCACGGGATTGATATTCAGATTGGCAGCATTTGCGGCTGTTCTGTTGTCTCCCGTGCTCGCAACCTGCTGGCGCAAGACCTGCTGGAGTCGAACTGCGACTTCCTAATGTTCATCGACTCGGACATTAACTTCGAAGCCGACGATATTTTCCGCCTTATGGCGTGGGGCACAGACCCCAAGAAGGGCATTGTTGCTGGCGTGCCGCGCACCCGCAGCGAAACCAAAACTTACATCGCTACTCTCGATCACGACGAAAATGGTGAACTCACCATGAATGGTATGGGCCTCGTACGTGCGAAGCGCGTGGCGACTGCCTTTATGCTGGTGCGTCGTGAAGTCTTTGAGCAGATGGAAGCCGCCCATCCGGAGTGGAAATATTATGACACACGCACGGATCGTATGCTCACTGCGATGTTTGATTTCCAAGTTACGGAAGAAGGTTACATGGGGGAAGACTTCCTCTTCTGTGACCGTGCACGTGAACTCGGTTTCGACGTCTGGATCGACCCATCAATCTCGTTAGGTCACATGGGCGTACAGGAATATACCGGTAACTACGGCCAAGACATCCTCTATCCGATGGTTGTCCCCGCACAGAAGGACGCAGCATAATGATGAAGAAACTTGCAAAAAGCGGTATGTTCGGCCTTGCTGGACTTGCAGCGACCAACCCAAAAATAACTAATAAAATCGCCCGTAGTGGTGGTTTGGGCCTCGCGGGTATGCTGCTAGCTAAAAAGAAGAAAAAGGCAGCAGAGGCCGCAGCCGGTATGCCTCGGCGTCCAATGGTAGAAGATGTTATGGTAGCTGAACAAGCCCCTATGGGTATGCGCGGTCGTCCTATGATGGACGAAGTTATGATGGCTGAAGAAGCTCCTGCCGGTGCGATGATGCGCAAGGGCGGCAAGGTCAAGAAAATGGCTAAGGGTGGCTCGAATGCCTCGAAGCGCGCTGATGGCTGCGCTACTAAGGGCAAAACAAAAGGACGTTTTGTCTAATGGCACGCAAAAAAGCAAAGCGTTATGATGATGGCGGCGAGATCGTCGTAAGCGGGAGCCGTGCAGAGGACGCCCGTGCGCTGGATCGTATGATGCGCGAGCCTAGCTTTGTCGGTAGCCCCCTCATTGGTAGGTTTGGCGACGACTCTGGCGGCGGTGGCGGCGGCGGCGGTGGCTCTTCTAGCCCCAAAATGAGCGTCGGTAAAGTACGAACTCCCGTCGGAAAGGTCTTTGGGGTTAGAGATATCCCTGTAGGTAAGGGCAGTTTTGATTTTGGCGCAAGCCCTATGGATGGCGGCAAAGTAGGCGGTACATTTAGAACATCCTTCAAAAAAGGCGGTTCGGCCAAGAAGATGGCTAAGGGTGGTTCAACTGCTTCTAAGCGTGCTGACGGTATCGCTACCAAGGGCAAAACCAAGGGACGTTTCGTGTAATGGCCAAGACGCCTGCTTGGACACGCAAGGAAGGCAAGGACCCCAAGGGCGGCTTGAACGCCAAGGGTCGTGCGTCGTTAAAAGCGCAAGGGCAGAATATTAAGCCCCCTGTCAGCGCTAAGCAGGCGAAGAAGTCACCTAAGTCAGCAGCGCGCCGTAAAAGCTTTTGTGCTCGTATGTCAGGTATGCCGGGTCCAATGAAAGACGAGAAGGGTCGCCCAACACGCAAGGCGCTCTCGCTTAGAAAGTGGGATTGCTAACATGGAAATGATGCTATGGAACATTGCTCTAACTGCTGTGGTGGGCATTATGATGTTTCTCCTTAAGGGTTCGACGATCTCTCTCGGATAAGCATATTGCTTAACAAAACCCGTGAAGAAGTCGCCCGCGAACACGTGACCCGTTCGGAGATGAATACACTGGTCGATAGGTTGGGTGACCGGTTCGACAAGGCGTTCGAGCGTCTTGAGGCCAAGGTCGATGAGATGAGGAAGGTATAGTTATGGCACGTAAAATGCGTAAGTTTTCTGCTGGTGGCGCTCAAGGTAAGTATGACCGGCGCATGGCGGATATCGAAAAAGATTATCAAAATGCGATGAAGCGTAAGACTGGACGCGCAGCCGAAGTAGCTGCCGCAAAACGTGACCAACGCAAAGCAGACGCAGAAGACGACCGTGCCAAGCGTATGGGGCTAGACCGCACCAAGACCCGCGAGGCGGAGCGCAATGCGGAATATAATCTTACTAGGACCCGCAGGTCCGGTGCGGCTATGCCAGCAGTCACCAAAGACGAGCTTATTGCCCCCGGAAAAATGACAGAGGGCTTATCTATACCTAAGATGGATAGCTCCATTGGCGCAAAGCCCGTGGCGGCTAAGAAGGCAGCGGTTAAGAAGGCAGCGGATAAGCCTAAACCTACTCCCGCTGACACAGCGCGGAGCAAATTCTTCCAAGATAGCCTGAAAAAAACTAATTTTAAAACCGCCGCAAGAATGGCTGAAGCACCTATTGCTGCATCTAAGTTCGATAAGGCAGCTTTCGAAGATTTAAAAACTAGGGCTGGAACGCCTACAACCTCACCCGCAACAGGCGGCACCGCGCTACGTGGTAGGCCCGGTGGCACTCCGCTTGTCCGTTTTGGTAAAGATGTTGCTAATGATCCTGCGCGTGCGGTTAAGTTAGCCACATTAAAGAAGGCCGCAGAAGCACCCGGTGCAACTGCCTATGCAAAGGACAGGTATAAATCTGCTGTATCGTCTGGTATGTACGCCAAGGGTGGCAAAGTTAAAAAGGACAAGCCTACTGATAAAGAAGGCAAAGTAGTTGGAAGTGCAAACCGTTCCGAAGGTCCGGGTATGAAAAAAGGCGGCAAAGCTAAGTCATTCGCAGCAACTAAGTTCGGTAAGGCTCTCGTTAAGAAGTCTGCTGACACCAAGGGTCGTGCAATGGTAAAGATGGCCGCTGGCGGTTCTGCCTCCAAGCGTGCCGATGGTTGCGCCATCAAGGGTAAAACCAAAGGCAAAATGTTAGCTCGTGGCGGAGCCGCTAAGATGCGTGGTCGTGACAGCTATGGCGGTGCCGAGTTCAAAAACGGCGGCTCCTGCTAATGCGCGCTTGTCGGGGTATGGGGGCTATTAACCCTTCTAAAATGCCGGGGGCGAAAACAATTCGTCGTAAGGATAACCCCGACGAAGTGACCATGTATGCGGCTGGTGGTGAGTCTAAGGTCAACGAGGCCGGAAACTACACCAAACCCGGTATGCGCAAGTCCTTATTTAACTCGATCAAAGCGGGTGGTAAGGGTGGCGCTCCGGGTCAGTGGTCAGCCCGTAAGGCACAAATGCTGGCAATGCAGTACAAGAAGAAGGGCGGCGGGTATCGTGATTAAGAAACCGCAGCAGAGCTTGAAGTCTTGGACCGAGCAGAAGTGGCGGACCAAGAGCGGTAAGCCATCGACGCAAGGGTCCAAAGCGACAGGTGAGCGGTACCTACCTGAGAAAGCTATAAAGTCCTTGTCTCCTGCCGAATATGCAGCGACGACAAAGGCCAAGCGGGCTGGTAAGGCTAAGGGTAAGCAGTTTGTTAAACAACCAAAAACCGTAGCAAAGAAGACGAAGGGGTTCAGGTAATGGCACTTAAACCAGTTGATAAGAAATCTAAGCCCGGATTGGCAAAATTACCTACAGACGTGCGTAACAAAATGGGTTATGCTAAGAAGGGTGGTAGTGCAGACTTTATCAAGAAAGCGATCAAGAAACCGGGCGCACTCCGTGCGGAGCTTGGCGCTAAGAAGGGTGAGAAAATCCCAGCAGGAAAACTTGCCAAAGCCGCCAAGGCCCCCGGTAAGCTAGGTCAGCGCGCACGGTTTGCGCAGTTGCTGAAGGGCTTCAAGAAAGGTAAGTAATGACCACAAGCGGCACCACAGACTTTAACCTCAACCTCAACGACCTAGTCGAAGAGGCTTTTGAGCGTTGTGGGGCTGAGCTTCGCACGGGTTATGACTTACGCACTGCGCGTCGTAGCTTGAACCTACTTACTATTGAGTGGGCTAACCGTGGTATTAACCTGTGGACCATCGAGCAGGGTTCGATCCCCATGGTGCAAGGACAGATCGTTTATAACCTGCCTGTAGATACCATAGACCTACTTGAGCATGTCGTGCGCACCCAGACTGGGCAGCAGCAGACTGATATCACTATTAACCGTATCAGCATCGACACTTACTCGACAATTCCAAATAAGAACGCGCAGGGGCGTCCTATTCAGGTGTGGATTAACCGCCAATCTGGTGCGCAAAACCTCTCTGGCATCCAGTACCCGAACATCAACGTGTGGCCTGCGCCTGACCAGAACAACTATTATACCTTTGTCTACTGGCGCTTGCGCCGTTTACAGGATGCTGGTGAGGGTGTTACTACGCAAGATATACCGTTTAGGTTCCTCCCTTGTTTGGTGGCTGGTCTCGCGTATCACCTATCCCTAAAGATTCCCGGTGCGCTTGAGCGCTCTATGAGCTTAAAAGCACAATATGAAGAACTCTGGCAGCAGGCTGCTGATGAGGACCGCGAGAAAGCGCCTTTGCGCATCGCGCCTCGTCAGTATTTCCGGTGATTTATGCCTAATCGGTTTGCCTCTGGTAAATGGGCAATTGCTCAGTGCGACCGTTGTAACTTCCGCTATAAGCTGAAGGAACTCAAGCGGCTTGTCATTAAGACCAAGAATATCAACATCCTCGTGTGCCCCACTTGCTGGGAACCAGATCAGCCCCAGCTTCAGTTGGGTATGTATCCAGTGGATGATCCACAGGCATTGCGCGACCCACGCCCAGACAACAGCTACTACCAATCGGGCCTCAACCCGAATAACAATCCGAGCGATGGTAGCCGCGTAATTCAGTGGGGATGGAATCCTGTAGGGTTAAATAATCCTTTGGGTTTATCTGGGCTTCCAAATACGCTATTAGGTAATGGTCAAGTAGGGACCGTAACAATTCAGACGGAGAATTAGTGATGGATAAGAAAGACATGAAGCAGGATAAGGCTACCGCAGCGAAGGCCGTGCACAAGCACGAACGCGCTAAGCATAAGGGCCAACCGCTAACTAAGCTGGCCAAGGGCGGCAAGACCAATGCACAAATGGGTGCAATGGGCCGTAACCTAGCCAAGGTCGCCAACCAGAAAAAGTCGGTACGTAGCGTACCCAAGAAAGGCATCTAATATGGCTAAGGACAACACAGGCTGGCCGTTTCTTGGTGCGGGTGAAAACCCGCTTCCTTCGCGTGCGAAGCAACCAATGAATTATACGGTTGACATGGGTAACAACGGGTATCCTAACAACGTAGCTAACACTCAGACTGTGAAGACTCGCGGTACGGGTGCGGCTACCAAGGGTACACACAGCAGCAAGAAGCTTGGCTAATGAATTACGCTCAACTTGTCGAAGCAATTAAGGGTTACACCGAAAACGACTTTCCGGATACGGTAGGGTCGGGTGGACTCACTTCGACTGAGCAAATTGACATTTTCATCGTTAACGCTGAAGAGCGCATCTTCAACATGGTTCAGCTTCTGGACCTGCGGAAGAACGTCACCGGCAACATGACGGCCAACAACAAATATCTTTCTGTCCCTTCAGATTGGCTCGCTACGTTTTCAATCGCGCTGATTGACCCCGACACCGGGGCGTACGAGTATTTGCTAAACAAAGATGTAAGCTTCATCCGGCAGTCGTTCCCTAACCCAAATGTGACGGGACCGCCATCCTACTACGCTTTCTTTGACGTGGACTCCTTCATCCTTGGACCCACCCCAGACCAAAATTACAGCGCAGAACTCCACTACTTCTACTACCCACAATCCATTACGGTTGCAGGTTCGACGTGGTTAGGTGATAACTTTGAGAGCGTTTTACTTTACGGCGCGCTATTAGAAGCGTATACGTTCATGAAAGGCGAAGCTGACGTTATTGCTGAGTACCAAAAGCGCTACGATCAAGCGCTGGGTATGCTGAAGCAACTGGGCGAAGGCAAGAACCGTCAAGATATGTATCGGACCCCACAAGTCCGGTACCCAGTGAGGTAAGGTGATGGAATCTGTAGGTACAATGCTGGGCGGCGACGTGATGGTGATAACCACCGAAGGGCGTGGTTTTACGCCTGAAGAAATCGCTGAGCGCGCCCTCGACAAGATTATTTTTGTTGGAGGCAATACGCATCCAGCTATTAGGGACCAAGCGGAGGCGTTCAAGGATTCCATCCGTCAGGTACTCGTTCATTATATGAATGAAGTCGTCCGGTCCCATAACGTAACTCTGGTGAACAAATTCCACAAGGCTGGGCATCCAGAGTTTATCCCTATTTTAGACAGTTAAGGAGGCCATAATGGCAATTACTCAAGCAATGACTACGTCGTTCAAGTCCCAGCTTATGCTGGCCGTGCACGACTTCCGCCCCTCGGGCGACACAGGTGCTGACACTTTCAAGCTCGCGCTTTACACCTCGTCGGCTTCGCTTGACGCGAACACCACAGCATACACCGCGTCGAACGAAGTTTCGTCGTCGGGTACCAACTATAGCGCTGGCGGCGGCTCGCTGACTAACCTCGGCTCAACTGCGGTCAACACCAACGCTGAAACTGGTGTTGGCTTCGTGGACTTTGGTGACCTTACCTTCACCAACGCGACCATCACGGCTCGTGGCGCTTTGATCTATAACACCACACCTTCGGCTAACTCGAACGCCAACACGGCTTTGACAAACGCTTCGGTCTGCGTGTTGGATTTTGGCTCGGACAAGACGGCAACGGCAGGTGACTTCACCATCATCTTCCCAACTGCGACTAACACCACGGCCATTATCCGGATCGCCTAATGACTGAAGAACTTATCAGCCGAGTGTTTTATGGAACACTCGGTAAGTTCTGTAACTTGATGTGAGGTAGGT